GGCGCTAAGATACGCACTGTGGTCTCGTGACCCCCGTACACTCAGAGAGCTCCAGGGGATAGATTCCTCCACAAGTGTTACGACCTACAGGGCAACCCGCCGTTAACCATGGGTTCACGTCAGCCGGTACACAACCGACCAGAAACGATATGGGTTCCACGGAACTCATCCTTAGATGCCCAGAGGACCAGGGTCTATAAAACCAAGGTCCCAGTTGGCCCTAAATAGGGCCAACTCATCTAAGCCTTTCCTTTCTTCGTCAGACTGGTAAGTAGCCGGAACTACAAACCAGCCCCGCTCATTTTCTGCCTTGTAGGCAGGACGCTTCCAGACAAAAGAAAGCGCACTCATTCGCTTGAGCTTGCGATAAGAGTAACTCCGACGTACGGAACCGCAGGACGGATTCCATACGTCTCTCTTCAAACCTCCCATTCTCCCGTGCGTCCACAAAGACGACCGCAAAGCTTCGGCCTCGCACGGGCTAGGATCCCTTCCGGTGATCACTAGCAACTCCTCAGGAAACGAACGGTCAACAACCGGTTCCGGCAAAGGCGTATAAGTTCTACGCACCCTGAGGCCTGACTCTCTCAAATGAGCAGGATAACCATAATGGTTAAGTTGAGAAGGGAGGAAACCCCATCTCCTACCGATCCGGCACCTTTGATAGGCGTCGACCCAGCACTGCGCTGATGACACGGCTTTTGCCATATGCATCATGCCGCAGTAATCGGTAGGAGCTCCTCCTCTCCTTAAATGGCGTACTTCACGCCATTTCCCTCCTTGTCTGAGAAAGCAGGTTGAATTAACCTCGGCTACATTCTCAGCCCGAATTGTCTTGTCATCGTTGAGTCGGTACCCATCGGGGTAGTCCTGCACGGTGACATATCGTGACGCCGAGATGACACAGTCATCCCCATTCACGAGATATCGGGCTCCACTATCAAACCGTGCCGCCCAGGAGGCAGCACAGTAAGACTGGAGACACAAAAGGGGGAAAGAGAGGTAGGACCCCATCATCTGTCCTTGACGGACTCTCTTGAGCGTACCATCCTCGGCCCGAAAAACCGGACTAAGAGAACCCTTCGCTAACAACCGAAGGGAACGAGGAATCTTCACCGAAGTAAAGAACAACGCGTCAAGGAGCGTCTCAGCCACATCGTGGCGAAGACCGTCAGTTGCCGCTACCAGATCGACGGAAGTCTGGTAATCGTTAGCAAGGACAGATGTCATCCGTTTTTCGGTCGGAGGACCGCAAAGAAGCCAGTCTTGCTTACCCAATGTGTGGTACATCAAGCTATGCATTGGCGCAAGAAGGTCCACACGCTCATCAAAAATGAGCAACGGACGCTTCTTACCCGCAGACTGAACTTCTTTGTAGCGGGCGAAGAACAAGCTGCTAAGCTCGCTCTCTTCGGTCGCCGCGCAAAAAAACTCTCCCCTTCTGCCGGCCCAAAGATGGTCGGCGCGAGACTTAGTTGGCTCTCTCGCAGTGGGATTAGGCACGTGACGACCGACGAAATCGTTATAGTGCTTGTCCCATCCAGAAGGGAATACCCGAGTCGCCACTCTACGAACGTGGGCAAGGTACTCGGGGGATGACGGGGGGGGTTGAGAGAGTACGTTCTCTTCCCATAAAGAACGTACTGAGGGAGTGTGTCGAGAGCAACCTGCTGGCAGATTTCTCTTAATTGACGAGACCGAATGGGCAAGTCCCCAACGATCTCTTCGACACAGCCTTTGTAGCGAACAAAGGCCGTTTTCCCCTCGCTGCTGGCGGCGAGGGAAGGCTACAGAGGTCCGCTCCTTACCCTGTAGCAAAAGAAAAGAAAGGAAACGAGAAAGTTCACCAGGGCTGCTGTCCGGTAACTCAGAGTATGGCAAGCCATACCTGAGCCGAATAAGCAGCAGTCCATTGTGGATCGTTTCCTTGGTATCGCGCTTGCTCTGAGAGCAAGCGTGACACCGCTTAACGGTAGAACCTCTGGAGGAATTATCTACCGGGCGCGTAACGTGCACCATACGGCTACTGCTGTCACTGGAAATGAACTTACGCAGAGCAGACATCGACAAATAAGTCAAGAAGTCTGCGTTCCCTTAGC